GCCACTTTCGTGGCGCGGCAATGAAGTCTTATTGCTAAGCTTCTTGCGTTGACCTTAATTGGTCTGTGCATCTTCAGCTCAGGAACTGGGTGGTACTGCGTTATCGTAGTATGTTCTGTGTAGACTATAATCCGTATGTTTTAGAGATGATCAAACATATGTTTTTCGAAAAGGACAAACATCCATTATGGAGTTGATCGCGTCTGTAGCCCATGGGTAACCTAACTTCTGAAAGAAGCGGGAACCGGAAGGCGTAAGGCCGATGTACGCAAGGAGTTCACCTCCAAGCGTTGTTAGATCTTCCTTTGTGTAGTGTAACCTGGCTATTAGTGTAATAGCTTGAGGAGTACAACCCAAAAGAGACATTAATTTCAACGCTCGGCAAGTGAGGAAATATCCAAAATATTGTCAAGTCGACTATGTTGCTCTTCGGAGTGGGGAACAGACAAGAGTTAAGTCTCTGTCTGGCATAGAAAACTGGTTTCTTAGGGTTGTCCTTCCTTTGTTCCCGTCTTGGGACACAAAGTCAGCAGTTTGCTGTGAGATAGATCCGTGGCACCAAAGGAGCATGCTGCGGGATTGGGTGGATTAAGTAAATCAATATGCTTAGTCTAGAACCTTCGAAGAAATCTCTTTGTTGGTGAAAATCCTTTGCCATGGCAGAATGCTAGTCTCGTACCTTGTATGTCCTCTAAGAGGGTACTTGGTTTCGGAGGGACTTCGCGCAAAGGCGCGTGAATATCTCCCGAGATGAATACTATCCATGGTGAAGGGGGGCTCGATTCCAAAAGTGTGTTGCCTTTGGCAACCACAGGGATAACCCCTGGCTTAACAGCCTGCCTGCGGCCCTGTCCACCTTTTCGAGGGTGTCCAGGAAACCGAAGGATAGATCATGTTTCGCTGGGTAGTGCTCCTGCGATAGCATCAAAGGCAAAATCCGTAAGGGTTTTGGGTAAATTACAACCTTACTTGTATTATCCCAGAGGGATGTGGTTGGTTAGAATAATAAATAAATAAAAATCTACCAATGTCAACTGTTTTCTCTAAACTAGAGTTAAAGACAGCTGCGTCTATTTGGCAGAGAGGTGTAAAATCCTCTAAACGATTGGTTGGGTTGCTCGTGAGAGCAATCCCTCTGATCGTGGGTGCAAATTCCCTGAGTTGGGTTAAGGCTGCGTTTGTATTCTCTAAGTTCGCTGTTGGTATGATCCAGTCCCAGGGTCACAAGGGATTAGCGGTCTATCTCAAGGCGGCTAACGTGTCACTGATGCGTTACCTGTCTGGGAACAGAATCGTGAACCCTCGTGAAGCTGGTTCTGCGGTTACCCTTAGTCACGGAGGTATTCCTCGCGTGATTCCTGGGAGTCACCGTCTACGAATAAAACAGGGAGACCTTGGAGTCATTCGGCTCTGGTTGGGAATGTTTACACTCTATAGAGTGCTAGACTTCCGTGGTAAGATGACTATTCAAACCATAACTGGTGAAGGACGGTATGTTTCTAAATTTTTCCTGGAGGAGTGGTGGCTTTTTGTTAGTAATACTTTCATTAAGCTTATCATTTCTCTGGGGGGAAGGAAGTTCCGTACTGATCTGGTCCCTAAAGATAACCGACCGGAACGTTGGTACGAGTACTTTGTTAAGCGTGTAGATGTTTTAGGGCATAACCCTGGGACATTGAAAACTTTTCATTTGTATAAGTCCAATTACCGTGAGGAGCTCTGGGGATACGTAGTTCGGTTGTTTCCCTTGATGAAATCGGGTCCAAATACGAAGAAGGGGACGGTCAATGTTGCGAACCTCATTGAAGATGTTTCTTCATGGGTTTCAAGACCGGTGCTGTTGGTATCTTTGATATCGATAGTTGCCGTCACCCGTTGTTGGGCTTTATTGGATACTCCTGCCTGGGTTGCAGGGCGAGTAGCATGTGCGAAAGCGCATGGCATCACGCTCAGTGCCCTCGACAGTGGGTCTGGTTTAACTCCGCAAGGGTGGCTTGGCCGTCTCTCATTTGTTTATGAGCCCGGTAAGATAAGGGTAGTCGCCATGGTTGACTGTTTTACTCAGTGGTTGTTGTACCCGTTGCATCGCTTTATCTTTGATCGCATTCTGAGGGTTATACCTCAGGATGGAACCTTCAATCACGTTGCACCGGTTAAGAAATTAATTGGTGTGATGAGAGAGAGGGGACTATCTGAGTGCTTTTCTTATGATTTAAGTGCTGCGACGGATCGACTTCCGGTGAGTATTCAGGAACTGTTACTGCGTGTATTTACTTCGGTGGATTTTGCCTACCATTGGCGGAAACTACTAACGGAACGGGACTATAAGCTACCTCATGATTATATCTCACGATATGGTCGTAAGGCGGGCGATAGTGTCCGGTACGCAGTAGGTCAGCCGATGGGTGCATATTCATCGTGGGCGATGCTCGCATTAACGCATCATGCGATTGTTCAATTTGCGGCTTTTAGAACCAAGCGCTTCAGTGGCTGGTTCGATCTGTATGCAGTTTTGGGTGATGATATAGTGATTGGTGATCGCTATGTCGCAGCTCAATATGTAGAGATCATGGACACGCTGGGAGTTAATATTGGTTTTTCGAAATCAATTATCAGTAAGAACCTAAGCATTGAGTTTGCAAAGCGCTTCTTCTATAAGGGTGTGGAGGTTACTCCTCTGCCTCTTGTGGGAGCAGGCGTTAGCTGGCTTGGTGTGTCCGGGGTACCGGAGATCGTGAAAACGGTCAAGGAACGAACTGGTAAACTTCTCAGTTTAGCGTCCATTGGTAAATGCATAGGTCTAGGGTATAAGGCTTGTTCTGGTGCGGCAACCAGCCGCATCAAGGATTTGCCAAATATGCTTAGATCAATTGTAGTTCTCTTATCTCGCCCTGGTGCGAGTATGGGTGTCAACAATCTTTGGGAGTGGATTCGACTGAAAAGATACAATTCGGTTGGAAAAGCTACTAAGGGTTGGTGCGTTTCCGTTATTGATACGATCCGTCAACGACTCATTTCTCGGGATACACGTGAGACGCGGAAAAAGCTGTTTAAGGTTTTTGTACCTTTTCAACTTGCCCGTGAGCACACTGTGGAAACCGTTGATTTGGGAGATTGGTGGACACGTACTATAAAGGAACCGTACAAGGCCCCCATGCTTGATGCCATAAGCGAGTTTGAGGACGTTCAGAAAGAACTTGCCTCAAGTTTGGATGAATATAGCGAGGAAAACCTCTTAGCTATTATTGACCGCTACGATCATCTCGAGGCGCTCCTCTGTAAGCTGCCTACTGCGGTTAACTTGGTTCGGGATATGTCAGAAGTTTCTGGCTTTTCCCGGCCTCGTCGGCCAAAGCAGGTACGCCTATGGAGAAAGTTGTCTCGATTTGGTCGTAAGTCGGGGCTTGTATAGTAATATGCGAGTCTTCTCCAGACTTCTTTATTTAACTCAGGGCGTTACTGGATGTCCTGACAAGATGTCCTTTAATTTGTTGCATCCAATGCCTTCTTTCTTATGTGACTCTCAAGATCCTAGTCCTCATTTGTGAGGTGCTTGGGATAACATGTAGAATCGGCACAAGTATTCGAGAGCATCTTCAGCTCAACAGGTCCGGAA